CATGAACGGAGTCAGCATCGTTTCACCGGGCGATGGTGCTCTGGTCAAATCCCGGTGAAACGATGCTGACTCCGTTCATGGGCGTCGGCTCCGAGGTATATGGAGCGGTGAAGAATGGACGGCGGGCGATCGGTGTCGAACTCAAAGAGAGCTACTACCGACAAGCGCTCAAGAATCTGGTAGAGATCGAGGCCATCAGCGAAGACGATCAATACGAACTCGCGCTAGTATCGGGGCAGGAAGATGCCAAGACGAAAACCGAAGCTGAATAGTTAGCAGTTGCGGATCAGATGAGGGGTATATGAGCGTGGATGGTGCAAGGGTAGCATTCCCGTTATTCCAGACGGGGGATGGTGGTTCGAGTCCAACCTCCACGCTCCATGCTCGGGATTTGGTCTTTGAGCGTTGCCCGAGGCCCCATGCGACCTCCCTGGTCAGATTGTGGCATTCACGCCTACCGAATGTGCAAGACGGGCCGTGGCAGTTTGCGTTTCACGCACGGCGCGGTGATCTCACTTACGCTGTAGCTCTATGGAACACACCAAGCGGACGATGTCTTCCGCAGCACTGGCTTGAACTAAGGCGAATGGCCTGTGCGCCTGATGCTCCTAAAAACACGGCCTCGCGGTTTCTCGGTTGGATGGTGCGCTGGTTTCGCCGTTCGCACCCGGAGCGAGAGATGTGTATTGCGTATCAGGATCTTGAAGTTCACACTGGGACGATTTATAGAGCGGCTGGGTGGAGAAAGGCGTTCGTCTCCAAGCCTCGGATACGGGATCGAAGCGGGAATCGGGCGGGAACACAGAGGAAGTACCGCTGGAACATCAACAGCATCGAAGTAGATGCAGCGCCGAAGGTCCGATGGGAGATGGCGCTATTAGCATCGGCTAGCGATGATTGAACCGTTTCCCTACGATATCCGGTATATGCTACTATTACCGGTATACCTAGGGGAATGGCGTAGTGACTAAAAAACGAGCCAGCCCAAAGCCGAAGCCCGGTGCTGATAAGGGCAAGAAGAAAAACCAGCCCAAGGTCAAGGGCCGCATCAAAGAAAAACTGATCACGAAGGTTGAGCTGGAACTTCAAGCCCTCAACCACCGCCGAGACGGGGCCTCATTTCAGGAGATCGCCTCCACCCAGAACTGCTCATTATCCACCGCTTACCAGCGAGTCACTCGCCAGTTGGACAACGTGATCCGGCATACCAGGGAGACAGCAGAGCAGATCGTTCAAATGATGGACATGAGGCTCCTGCGGATTGAGCTGGACATGATGGCGATCGTTCGGAGTGGGACGCCCTCTGAGCAGATCCGAGCTGCAATGGCAGTGATTGCCGCTGAAGCCAGGCGGGCCACATTGCTGGGCCTAGACGCTGGCGGTAGACTAGATGTGACAGTTCACGCTGGACAGGTAGACATAGATGCCCAGATCACCAGACTCTTCGCCGAGCAAGGACTGGCGCAACCTGGACACCCAGGCAAAATACCGCCTCCGCTGGAGATTACAGGCAAGGTCGAATCAGCTCCCCCCACGAACGGAACAGCCGTGGCGCACGTGGATCTTCTTAGCGGGAAGGGGAACCGGAAAAACCCGAAGCGGGGCTGAGGAGACTGCTCTCCGGTTAGTCGGTGAGCCTGAGCAGCGAGCAGCAATCGTCGCACCCACATTTACCTCGGCCCGTGATGTGTGTGTGGAAGGATCATCTGGGCTGCTGTCAGTACTCGCTCCTGGGATGATTACAGACTGGAACCGCTCATTGGGGGAATTGAAATTCAAGAATGGATCACTGGCGAAGATCTACTCGGGCGATACACCAGAGCGCCTTCGCGGTCCTCAGTTCCACTGGGCATGGATCGATGAGCTGGCGGCGTGTCGGTATCTAGCGAGCCCCGGAGCAAATAACCTCTGGGACACGCTGATGTTGGCCCTGCGACTTGGCAAGGCCCAGTGTATGGTAGCGACGACACCAAAGCCGATTCCGAAGCTGAGAGCTATCCTAGACTCACCTCACACTGTCACCACTAGGGGAACCACCTACGAGAATCTGGCGAACCTGGGCGCGAGCTTCGCGGAGTTCATCGAGCAATATGAGGGGACGAGCCTTGCTCAGCAGGAACTCCTTGGAGAGCTGCTAGAGGATATGCCGGGGGCCTTGTGGAGTAATGCCCTAATTGATCGGTATCGAGTGAATCAAGCCCCGGAGCTGAAGAGGATCGTAATCGCTGTTGATCCGAGCCTGAGCGACGGGGAAGGGGCGGATGAGGCAGGGATCATCGTAGCGGGTGAAGGCGTGGACGGGGACGGGTATATCCTGCACGACGCGAGCGGCAAAATGATGCCGTCAGCATGGGGGCGTCGGACTCGTGATCTCTATGAGAGCTGGGATGCTGATGTGATCGTAGCGGAAAAAAATCAGGGTGGGGAAATGGTACGCGACACGATCAATGGGGCGGGCGGCAAACTGCCAATATCGTTGATCCATGCGAGCAGAGGAAAACAGGCAAGGGCTGAACCGATCCAGATGCTCTACGAGCAGGGAAGAATCCACCATATCGGATCGATGCCGATGCTCGAAGCTCAGATGTGCACGTGGCAGCCCCACGTTGATGGGAAATCCCCGGATCGGGTAGACGCCATGGTGTACGCGCTGTCAAAGCTCCTCGTGCGCCGTCGCCGGCCAGTGGTAGTTGGGCCGCTGTTCATCCCCAAAGATGATCATCAGTCCGGCTACGAGCGCCGCTAGAGCCCCTAGGATCACTCCTAGAGCGATTCTGACTCCTCGGTAGTGGTTTCCCATACCCTACCATAGGCGAACGTCCCTGGGCGATTCTCAGCGATCTAGATTTATTTTGCTAGCATTGTTGTTTTTCGCTTTACATCTCCTGAGCCATATTGTAATATATAAATATGGAACAACGAAACGCGGCAAGCAAACAGGATGTCTACCAGCGAGTCACCGATCAGATCATCGCAGCGATTGAGAACGGCGTAGGCAAATGGAAGATGCCCTGGCACTCGACTGGGGCGATGGCCCCGGCCAACGTCACGAGCAAGCACCCCTACCGAGGGATCAACACTCTCTGCCTGATGGCAGCAGCAGCAGCCAAGGGCTACGACAGCGGCGAATGGGGGACGTATAAGCAGTGGAAAACGAAAGGCGCTCAGGTTCGTAAGGGAGAGAAAGCCACGCTCATAGTGCTCTGGAAGTTCGCCGATACGAAGACGAAGGATGAGGCCGAGGATAGTGAAGAGGTTCAGTCCCGATCTCGGCTCCTATTCGTGCGCGGCTACTCAGTTTTCAACGCAGCCCAGGTAGACGGGTATGAAGCACCGGAGCGGATCGAGAAAGAGCCCAACGAGCACATCGCCGAGGCCGACGAATTCTTCTCCGCTACAGGCGCTCCGGTGCAGCATGGTGGGGGCCGAGCCTGCTACTCAGAGATGCTGGATGAGATCACGATGCCGGCATTCAATGATTTCAATTCAAATACTGACTACTACTCGACTCTGGCGCACGAAATAGTGCACTGGACATCAGAGGCGAGTCGATGCGATCGGCAGCTTGGAAAGCGGTTCGGGGATGACGCTTACGCAGCTGAGGAGTTGATTGCAGAGTTAGGCGCGGCCTTCACTTGTAATCACCTCGGCCTGAGCAGCGAGCCTCGGGAAGATCACGCCCAGTACATCCAGCACTGGCTCCGAGTTCTGAAGGCCGATAAGAAGGCCATCTTTATAGCAGCATCGAAGGCGCAGCAGGCATGTGACTGGATGCAGAAGCGGGCCGCAGTGAAGGCGGTAGCAGCCTGATCGCCCGCGCCGACTGCGCTTGACTGGGGGCGCGCAGTGGGTGGAGGTGATCAGAAATGATCGTAACTTGTACCGGTAGCGGCTCCCGGATTGATGCTGCGAAAGTGATCCTGTCGGAAGTCTGGTATGAGACACCGATGGGCTGTTTTGAGCAGTGGGAGGAAGCAGCTGGTAGATGTCGCCAGTGTGACTTTGATCCAGAATTGATGATCACGGTACGCGAAGATCATCGAACCGTGCGGAACGTGCTAGGGCAGCTAAACGCAATCCTGGAAGCAGAGGGCAACACACCTGATGAATACGGATTCGATAACAGCTATGGTGAGACTTCCACATACGGGCCTGTTCAATCTGTTGGCGCTGACTCGCCATGGCCCCATCGCGCTAGCTGGATTGCAGTGTATCCAGTCACGGGCGGGAGTGAGGGATATTATATCCATGTGGATGCGATTAACCGTGGGGATGCTCTGAAGCCGAAAGAGCCTATTCGCCAGGTACTCGCGCTGGCAAAATGTTGGGACTGGGATCAGGCGGTACGGATTGCTGGTCGCGTGGCTACGCTGTTGGGTGCCTGATCACCCATCCCTGGGGCCTTACAGAATAGCGATAGAGGCCCCAGGATCGCCTGTATGGGGCATTCGGCCCCTCGGTAGTGTTTCCCGTCTACCTCGCACAGGCAAGCTCCCCTGGGCGATCCTCAGCTCCCCTGTAGCGTCAACCTGAAAGGGGGGGGGTACCCCCGGGATTCGTGTTGACAGGGCAGTTTGGAATTATTTTGCTAGCATTGTACGATTTTGCTTTACAATGACACAGGGATGTAGTAAAGTTAGAGTATGGAAAAAGTAAACGCGGCAAAGGTAAAACGGCCAGTAGTAGTTGGCCCCACGCAACAGGACTTGTTGGACATCCTGTTTTCAGATGCGGGGACTGAGGATAGTGTTGCAGCTCCCGTTCCGCCAGTAAAGATGACAACCCGCCACTTCTATCGCTGCAATGACTGTTTGTCAGTCGTTACCGTCGATGAGGAGTTACCCTGGTACGTCGATGAGCAGGGTATCGGGCGGAAAGGGAAATGTGGGGCTTGTGATGGTTGGATTGAATACCTCGGGCGAACACAGCGGACACGGTTAGTTCGTGACGAGGACCGCTGCCCATGTGATGCCCGATGCACTTTCGCGAGAGGGCCAAACTGCGACTGCCGATGTGGCGGTGCCAATCATGGTTCGCAAGCCTGGGTGCGGGTGGTAGTCGATGCTGGCGGTATCCCGATCGTGCAGACACCACACGACGCTGCTGGCAAAGCGGAGCAGTACTGGGATCTGGTAGAAGCTGCACGAACTGCTGTAGAACAACGCTATGAGCGATTCTTCGCCATGAAGCGAGCGGGCGAATACCTGCGGCCTGGTGATTTCAGCGAGTATCTGGATGGTTGCGGGTGGTATCGTGCGATCGGTGCGGCTCAGAAGATGAGATCTCATGCCGGTAGAAATAAGAAGCTCGCACGGATAGCCGAAGGGGTAGCAGCCTAAATCCTCCCTGATGATGGGCGGGTGGCCCCCGCCCGAAACCCGGTGGGTAGGAGGAAGCCGAAAGGAAATGAACATGACGATTAGAGATCTAAAAGACGCTATTGAGGGTTTGGACGAGGGCATGGAAGTTCGGATCATGAGTCAGGACAACTGGCCGTTTGAGAACACCGTCGCCAATATGCTCTGTGCCTCTGACATCGAAGAGGAGAACGAAGAGGAATGGGATGGCGAAGGTGATCCCCCCCCATATGTTAATCCCGGCCACTACCAGCCAAAGCCCCGGCGCTATAGCAACGAAGCGCCCGAGGATGCCTTCTACCTCATAGAGGGCCACCAGCTCGGCTACGGGACGAAGGAGGCTTGGAATCGATGAGCAACAGCAAACCATACTGTCCGTGCTGCGGCAACGTCGATGCTGGCTGTGACTGCTACGGCCAGGGAGCACAGGCTCGGAGTATCACTGCACTAGAGGTGGAGCTAGATGAGGCGGCAGTGGCTCTAGATCTGGCGCTTAAATCGATCAAAGGAGCGGAGGTTACCATTCAAGTACTGACTAGATTATTTCGAATATTGAATGGTAACGTGAGGAACCAATATGAAAACTAAACTACCACCGGCATTAGAGGCGCCGTATCTAGAGAAAGCTGTAAAGGTTGGGCTCCAGCGCGATGGCGGGCCTTTTGGCCCAGCCCGGACAGTCAAGTCTATCTGTCACGAGATCCGCTCGCTCTACCTCCGGACGCCGAAGAGACGCCGAGGGGGTGGGCGTCCCCGGACGTGCGAATGCGGAACCTGCCCGAAGTGCAAGAATCGGTTAGCGGTTGCGGCTTGGAGAGCGAAGCAGAAGGGGAAGCATGAGGCAACCCAGCCTATTTCCATGGTCTGAGCAATTCCATGATATGAATTTTGATGGCGCAACCTACGAGCCAGAAAAGGATCAAGTTAGACTCGGACGGCAGGCTCAGGCAGTCTTTGATTTGATGATCGATGGGGATTGGCGCACGCTGCGGGAGATTAGTCTACAGCTCGGATACCCGGAGGCGAGTGTTTCGGCGCGGCTGCGAGATTTCCGTAAGAGCCGCTTCGGAGGGTATGACATAGAGCGCCGCAGGATAGGGGATGGTGGACTGTTTGAATACAGGATACGAAGGGAGAAAAGATGAGCACTGACAAGCCGAAGTGGACGCCGGGGCCGTGGCACATAGAGAGAGACGACGAGTGCCACTGCGCGTACATCACCCCGGACAAACGAAACTGGGACATCACCCCGCACCATATTGCAACCGTACTGGATGAAAGAATCCACAATAAATGGCAGCGCAACAATGCCCGGCTGATCGCGCAGGCCCCGGCCATGTATGAGGCGCTGGAGCGAGCCATTCAGGCGCTACGGTTTGTAGACTCGCCCGAAGGGGGAATTTACGATTTCGGTGAATTCATACCGCAACTAGAGCGTGTGCTTGTGGCAGCCGATGGGAGGGAGCGGTGAAACAACCGAAGTTCGTCCAGATTACCTGCGGAGCGAACGAAGATCCGTATGCTCTCGACGAAGATGGCGGAGTCTGGAATTACCATTGGCCATATAAGGCTCCTTATCCCGGTCCTGGAATCGCTAAGTCTGAGCGCGTGCCTGGAGCATGGCACAAGCTCTCTACCAAGAGGGTAACAGGAGAGGAGGTGCCTATGAACGACGGGTGAGGGAAAGCCTCACGGAACAGCGGCTCGCTCTTGATGGAGTTGTAGAATTGCTCACAGCTAAAGAGTCGCTGTTCCTGAGTCGTTCCTGTCTCGGATATGCTAAGATGGGATCGATAGCGAACAGTCGCAAGTGGGGCGGCAGAGATCATTTCCTCTACTGCCCTGCGTCATTTTCACCTCGGATGTGCTAGTATAGAGGTGTCGGGTGTGTTTTTCAGGCATCCATATCCGACACATCCCCAAAAGGGCGGCGGCCCGCAAAGCTGCCGCCCCCGTATATTTCCCCTATTAGATCCCTAGAGACAGCGTAGAGCGCATCCTCGCGCCCTCACGGCCTATCTCTGGATACATCCGTTTGGTCAAACCCCCCCCTCTCGGCTACGATTAGCTAGTGCTAGATTCCGCTCGCCGATGGCTCACCGAGAAATTAGCTCCAGCTGTGCCTCCAGCACCTGGACGTATCTCCGCTGAGATCGGATCCACTGGGCTGCGACATCATCTCGGAGTGATTGATGAGACGGCGCTCCGTGAACTACGCTCAAAAACTAGGCGCTGGGAAACGTATCGTGAGATGAGGCTCTACGACGATACCGTAGCCTCGATTATGCACGCGATCGAAATGATGATGCGTCGGGTGCAGTGGGTGGTTGAGGCAGTAGATGAGACACCAGAATCGACTGAAGCGGCAGACTTCCTCCAATCGGCCAAAGACGATATGTCGCACACCTGGACTGCCTTCATATCGGAGGTGCTCTGGATGTTGACTTTCGGATTTCAAACATTCGAAATCGTCTATAAGCTCAGATCCGGCCCTGAAGAAACAGATGGCTCCCGGCGCAGTAATCATACTGATCGGAAGATTGGCTGGCGAAAGTTTGCACCTCGCAGTGCTGAGACGATAGAGCGCTGGCTCTTTGATGATGAAGGGGGATTGAATGGAGTCGAGCAGAGGGATGCTAACTCGAATCAGCTGGTACAGATCCCAATTGAGAATATGCTGCTGTTCAACACCAGCCACCACAAGAACAACCCAGAGGGGCGATCGGTGCTGGAAGGGGCATACATCGCGTGGTATGCGAAGAAACACATTAGGGAAATTGAGGCTATCGGAATCGAGCGCGATCTAGTAGGGTACCCGGTGCTGAGAGTTCCGGGGGAGCTGTTTGACTCGAACGCTCCAGGGAAAGCGACTGAGCTAGCTGAATGGAAGAGGATAATCAAAGACATCCGCCGTGATGATCAAGAGGGAATAGTTCTACCCTCTGATATTCAGGAGGACTCGAACGAGCCGAGCTATAAATTCGAGCTAGTGAAAGCTCCAGGTGCTAAGCAGTTTGATACGACCGTTGTAATTCGCCGTGAGAACGGCGCTATCGCAGGCGTGGTGCTTGCTGACTGGATTCTACTCGGACACGAGTCGGTTGGCAGTAGAGCGCTGTCTACGGACAAGACATCGATATTTGAAGCGTCTCTTGATGGGTGGATGGAGTCGATAGCTGATGTGATCAACATCCATGCTGTCCCTCGATTGTTCGCCGTTAATGCTTGGCATCCAGCAGCGGGCCTGCCGAGGATTCGACCGGCGAGCGTAGCACGTGAGGATATTGAGAGGCTGACAGCGGCGCTCAAGAATCTTGCCCAATCGGGAGCAGCAATATTCCCAGACGATAATCTAGAGAATCACCTACGTGCCAGGATGCGACTCCCTGAGCGGGTAGAGGAGCAGCCGGGTGTCTAATTCAATTATCCAGCTGCCGACTGATGGCGTCGGTAAGAAGCTCGACACAGAGCAGCTCACGGTAGGCGCTAATACTGTCCAACGAGAACGGGATCAGATTGCCGGTGTAGGTGCTGATGACATTGCGGTAGTCACCGATACTGATCCGACGCCTGGTACTGATCACGGGCTGGTGGTGAAAATCTTGGGGCCGGTTAATCCGGTTTCCAATTACAGGGTATCAGCTAGTTTGGCGGCGGATGCGAGCGTTGATCTAGATGCTGCTACGATTGCAGTGGGAGCGACAGGGAAACTGAAACGGGTACAAGTGTCCAGTTCAGTCCCATGTAGCTGGTCAATCATCAAACGCGATGGGGCAGTAGAGACTATTATCGGTGTGATTCGAACAGGTGGATATGCGGGAGGGTCGGATGGCGAGTACGTGCCACCAGATAAATACTACGATACACTGGCCTATGTTGGCGGTGATGAGAACTTCCGCGTAAAAGTGACAAATCAGTGGATCGTAGCGGCGGATGTGAATGCAACGATATTCTGGGATGAGGTGACATAAGTGGCAACAGTGAAAAAGGTACCGGCGAAAAAAGCCACTGGAACTCGAAAGAAGCCCAGCACTCAGTTCATCTTTGCTTCGAATAAGGAAGTTGCAGAGATGCCTCCACCCGTGGGAGCAACGCTGACAGCGGATGAGCTGCTGGATTATAAGGTTCGGATGATCCAACATGCGACTGCTCGGGATGCACTGGTATTGTGGACACGAGGCATCAAGTTGAAATACAAGATCGATCAGGACTCTGTACTGGACATCGATCCGAAGACGGGGACGCTCTATACGCGCCAACAGCAACGGCAGGCCGTAAAGCAGGTGAATTAATGGGTGATGCGTCAGAAGGCGGAAAGGTTTCCGATCATCGAACGAAGGCACTGCATATCAGGCGCAAGGAGCTAGAGATCAAGAACCTGGAGTATCAGAGCGCGATCGCCTTACTACGAGCAGATGAGATGGAAGTCGAGATCTTACGACAGCGAGAACAGGTGGCTGTGAACGCAGAGAGGATCGCGCTGATAGGCAAAGAGATTGCAACAATGAAGGGAGGATCTAGCGATGGCTGATGTACCAAGTCAACTACTACCATTTGATCTAGACACAGGTGGCGGAACGGAGTACGTTCTCGGAGTTAGTCTGAGGATCAGCGCCGCCGGAACTTCGGCGGAAGCGAAGGCCCAGACAACGATGGCTCTATCAATACCAGTGGTGATCGCTTCGGATCAGAGCGCACTAGACGTTTCCGCCTCGACGGTGACAGTCACCGATGATGGCTCATTCACGCTGGCGGCGAATTCGGGGATTGATATCGGGGATGTCGATGTGACATCGGTGATCCCTGGTGTTGGTGCTACGAACTTAGGCAAGGCAATCGATACGCCGATCGGGGGAACCGATACAGGCGTGCTGTCTCTGGCAGTCCGCGACGATGTGTTGAGCGCCTTGACTCCTGCTGCGGCTGATGTCGTGAATATGTTCGTTGATGCCAACGGTGCTCTATGGACTCACGACAACAATTTCCCATTGGCGGCAGCACTGGCAGACAATTTCGCCAACCCCACGGCCCCCGGTGTCGGAGCGTTCATGATGGCCTGGGATGGAGCGACTTGGGATAGGGCTCTAGGGGATGCCACAGATGGCCTACTCGTTAACCTCGGCACTAATAATGATGTCAGTATTACCGGCTCTGTGGACACAGAACTACCGGCAGCTGCGGCTCTTGCTGATGACGTGGCTAATCCAACTGTTCCAGCGGTCGGCGCATTTTTGATGGGTTGGGATAGTGGTAACACAAACTGGAATCGGGCCGAGGTCGATGACGCCGGTCACTTGCAGATCGATGTTCTTACTGGTGGTGGTGTTGACACTCCAACGAGCCCAACGACAGAGGCGTTAACCTCCGCCGCGTTGGCGGTAGACGCTGAGGTTGATCTGACCGGCTCAGAAGCCGCAAACAAGAAACTTAGCGGTATATGGTGCTGGTGCTCACAGCGGTGGAAGGCCGCAATCTATACCGTAGACGATGCCGTCGAGTCTGGTATTAAAGGCATCTTCGGCGGGCAGGCAGGACAGGGTTTCTTCTTCAAGGCACCTCATCGTAACTTCATCACGCTAGGGGCGGCAGCGGGCTTGGATGCCTTTCGCGTAAAGTTCAAGAATCTCGGAGTACTGGCTGCTGATGTCCATGCTGTGATCTACGCCGAGGACTAGGATGGCTGATCAATCACAAGATCCGGCCCCCAATGTCGAAGGCAGCGTGGCCCATGATGGGCCTGATGCTAACTTTCCGGTAAAGATCGGTGGAAAGGCGATTGCTCATGGCACGAATCCGACTGCTGTAGCCGCAGCAGACGTTACTGATTTATATACTAATCGAGCAGGGGTGCCTTTTGTCATCGGGGGGCACCCCAACATTGTAACCGTGCGGGCTAATTACACCGGTGCCCAAACGAATGCCGCTGTTGTAACTGTTGCCGCTGGCCTGAAGATTGTGGTTACTCGCTGCTCGGTGATGGCCGATAATGCGAATACGGTAGATGTGCAGGTACGGATAGGATTCGCTACCGCGACGACGCCGACTACTACTGGAGTTGTGCTCTCACATCCTGGGATAGCGCCGGGCTCTGGCGTGGTAGAGGGGGACGGCAGCGGTATGCTCGGCGTAGGCGCTGACGATGAGGATCTCCGAATAACGAGCGAAGTGCCTACCACTGGATCAATTGACGTAGTAGTATCCTACTTTACAATTGAGAGCTAAAAACATGCCATCAACAACAGGGATATTTTTGACACTGAAACAGTCAGAGTTCGATGCTCTTGCGCCAGATGGAAACCCGCTTCATTTTCGCCTTCGCGGTGTAACTGAGATTGATCCGTTCACTGATGTTGATACTGGTAAAACGGCTAGAGAGCTAATTACTGATCTGGTTGCCATCCACGGTTGGCCATTGATTGGGATCTTTGTTAGCGGCAGTGGCCAGAGCACTCCTCATCTAGCAATCCATAGGAGTGCATTCCCAACACAGACAGGGAATCCAGAGGCTCGCGCTGAGAAGCTCCAGGATGCTCTCGACGCTGCACTGGAGAACATCTATAAGAACGAGCAATCTATTACTGATCCTACTGATCCGGATTTCGGCCAGACAATCACTCTACGGAATTTTTTCGTTAACGCTAAGATCTTCCGCTATCGGAATGATGGACTTTACGATCCCAGCCCGGCAGTACAGGATTACCTGATGCGTTTGAGCGATGTCTCGCCTGGGGCGCAGTGGTGGCTAGATTAGCATGGCCTGGCTAGCTGGAATTGAATCTGGGAACCTCGGTGAGTTTATCACTGCTACAGGATCAGTTGACAGCACTACAAAGCGGACAGGGAATTATGCTTTAAAGTGCACAGGCAACTGTTTCTCTCCTCTCGCAATCTTTGCAGCAGATGAAGTATCAGTCCGTTATTATGTACGAGTTAACGGAACAGTTGGATCAACAGAGGAAAAGATTTCTGATGTCAGATCTGATACTGGTCAATCTACTGGAGCTGTCGGAATTAAACATGTAGATACTAATAATTTTGAAATCCTAATTACAAATAATGATGGAACGGATTGGACACAAGTTGAATCATCAGTATCAAAAGATGAATGGCACCTCATAGAAGTAACAGTCAAAAAAGATCCTTCAGGAGGAGGAAGCAATGGTGAAATCCACTGTAGAGTAGACGGAGGAACTACTGCTGATGTAACGAATGGGGGTGCTGGTCAACAACCTGATGAACTCAAAATGGACAACGCCAACGGAGCAGAAAACATTTGGTTTGATGACATATTTGCAAAGGATGTATTCACATTTTTAGGAGCTGGACAGATTGATGCTCAGCGAGCTGATGAGGACTCTGGTGATAGCGGAGAAGATGAATTCGAAGATGAGGCGGCGAATGCGGAGACATTCAGTGCAGTCAACCAAGATCCGATTGACGAAACAGAATATGCGATAGAGAGTTCCCAGGTAGATGCCAACCATCAGCAGCTGTGGGGGCTTACTTCAATTCCGAACGTTGGCACTATTAACCTTGTCACGGTATCTTGCCAAGCTGCTAGAGGGAATGGAAGCGGGACAGAGCATCGGCTACGTGCGAAAGTTTCGACCTCAGAGAATAGCGCCGATCTGGCGCTAGACGGAACTTCTCGGTACAAAACATTTAATCCTAGCACCGTACCAACGAATCAGAGTGAGATAGATAACTTTCAGGCTGGTGCATGGAGGAATGCTGGAGGGCGGGAATTTTTTTGCTATGAGCATTGGGTGATGGTTGATCATGTACCGGCAGTAGGTGGAGCGGTCGTGAAAGATATTATCGGAGTCGGTGTAATCCCGTTTGCGAGATGATCAATGCCAGGAGCATCCGCCAAGTGGTTTAGCCATGCGATTGATTGGGGGAGTGCTGTACCGGGGACGGCGACCCTGGAGGAACTGGCACCGCTGCTAATCCTTAGCACCTCAATAGCAACTGCCGTTTTGCTAACAGAAACAGGATCAGCTACGCTAGTGGCAGAGACAGGAACCGCAACGCTCATGACGGAATCGGCAACAGCGACATTAGAGGAGCAACCGTAATGCCCACATTCGACATCGGCGATGGAGTTAGATTCAAAGTGACATTCCGGGATCTTGACTTGGCATTGGCTGATCCGACTACGATAACGGTCGTGATCGAAGATCCTAGCGGAAATCAGGAAGCACTGGAGTTCGGTGTCGATGGGGATGTGATCAAAGCCTCCACCGGGATCTTTTACGTTGATCGCACGATGGACGAGTCAGGACTATGGCGGCATCGTTGGGATGGTGTTGGTGCACTGATAGCAGCACAGGAAGATAGTGTGACGGTTCGGACGCGGCAAGTAAACTAAACAAGGAAAAGGAGTACTAAACTAATGGCAGCAGTCGAAGGAAAATTAACAGCTCAAGAAATTGAGCAGATCGCAACTCAAGCTGCGACTAGCGCAGTTCAGAAAATCTTGCAGACTCAGGGTCAGCAAACAGGTGTCTCAAGCACCGAGTCTCGGGTAGAGGAAACATTCACCGGAGAGCGGATGCAGGTAGAGACGACTGATCGATCAGGCGTCTTGTTCCTCAATACGAAGCGAGGATTCGATGATCACTCGGAAGCCCTCGCCCGGCAGCGCGATCAGGCAAACAATCATCTGTCAGCACTGAACAACCTGGTGGTGACGACGTTGTCCGAACAACAAAAGGTGTTGTCGAGAATCTCGAACAACGCGGCAGGCTATGACAATCTGCTCAATCTCCAATCTGCCGCCCATCGGGATATCGCAATCGATTCCGAATGGGTGCCAGGCCCCGGCGAGGAGACACCGCCAGCAGCGGAGTAGGTTTGCCGCTGATCAATTCAACCCGCAGGGGCGGAGCGGCTCGGATGGTTTGCCGTATCAGGCGGCGACCAATGCCGGGGTATCCGCCCATCCTCAAAGTTCGGATTACGGATTCAGATCTAGATCCGGTTTCGATTGCTGCTGGGAAGATGGAGTCGAGATTCATCGCAGCGTTTGAGGCAGCCATAGCTTCAATCAAAAGCAACATCAGTATGAGAGAGCTATCGGAGGCGATCCTTACTGGCGACACAATGGCCGTTGAGCGCATCCTACGGCTGTCAGAGGCGTTTGCCGAGGCGTTCAAAGGGGTAGGACTACCTGCGGAGGTGGAATCACTTAGAGAGGCTGTCACGGCTACTTTTGCGGCAGGCGCAAAAGCCGCGATGTCGAAGCTGCCGAAAGGGCTTCAGGCAGACATCACCTTCGATTTGGTAAATCCTCGGGCAGTTCAGTTTCTCCGAGATTATGAATTCGATCTGATCCGGGATATTAGCGTCGGTACGCGGGAGTCTATCCGTGATGTGATGATCCGGGCTTTCGAGGAGGGGATGCACCCGCGAGTAGCTGCACGCGAGATCAGGCAGCACATCGGATTGACGGAACACCAGACAGCCGCAGTTCGGAGATTCCAGCAGGCGCTAATTGATGGGGATGCTGCTACAGCGATGAGGTTCAAGCTCCGCGATCGGAGATTCGACGCAACATTGAGAGCGCACATCTCGGAGGGCGGATTGATTGCTGATCGAACACCTTTTACCCCAGAGCAGATCCAGAGGATGACTGATCGCTATTTTGAGCGCTTCTTGAAGCATCGATCTGAGGCGATTGCTAGAACCGAAACGATCCGCGCCAGCAACGCCGGCCAGCATGAGCTTTGGCAGCAGTCGATAGATGATGGATTGATCGATCCTCGGATAGTGCAGCGCCGCTGGATAACGGCTAGAGATGAGCGCGTATGCCCAATCTGTGGGCCGCTGCATGGCACAATCGTTGCTTTCGGTGAGGAGTTCACTAGCCTGCAATCAGTAGCTGAACATCCACCGATTCATGTCATGTGCCGTTGTGGGCTAGTATTGCATTTCCCGAGATCGAGAGCAGCACCAAGACCGGTCGGGAGAAACTTCTGAGAGGAGCAAAACCGTGGATGCCACTATCGTTCAAATTGCGCTCTTTGGTGTAGCTGGATTATCGGCTTCGATCACAACCGGAATCGGACTGTGGATCAGGAGTTCTCAAGCTCACTTTCGCCTAGAGATTAGGGAATGGCATGAGGAACAGGGATTCGTTACTAGCAAGGAACTAGATGCAGCATTGACTGCATTCGCTGATAGTTTCATGCTGAAGTTGCTGGAGACAATGAATGGAGATGGGGGCTTTGTCCGAAAGGCGACATGTGAGATAACAGCTCATGCAACGACAGGGCGGCTAGATGATTTTCGGGATCGTATACAGAGACAGAGTGATTCGATCCGTCGCCTTGAGCGGAAGATTAACAACACAGAAAACTAGATACTTGCCAGGTACCCGTTTGGAGATTTGACGACCATGGCCGTAAACTGCAATCGAGATGGAAGATTTCCAGGTTCCGATGGCCGTGGCGAAGGATTGCCAGAGCTTCTCTGAGGTTTGGTTAGAGGTCGAAGATACTCTCCCTGAAGCAGTCAGGAAAGCTGCTGATGGATCTAGACTGACAATACCAGAGGTTAAGAGGATATCAGAGATCTCTGATTCCACACGGCTTTGGTCAGAGAAGGTCATCCGCAAGTTCGGCGATCCCCCCAAGTCCCACCCAAACCCTCCAGGCGGTGTAGTGACCAGCCAAGCGGGGGATCGCCGATTCACGGCAAAATATCGTATCGTCAAGTTCGATGCAGAACAGCAGCTCGTCTTTGGATGGATGAGTGAGCTAACCAAGGACGGTAAACCGATCGTGGATACCCAGGGGGATATTATCCCAGTCGTAATCTATGAGAAAGCTGCCTATCAGTTCGTCCTTGATTCTCGTGAAGGGGGAGATATGCACGAGCGCGGCGGTACCTCTAGATTAGTCGAATCGATTGTGTTCACGAAGGCCAAACAGGAAGCACTAGGAATCGATCTCGGAATGGAAGGACATTGGGCTGGTTTTCGCGTAGACGATCCGGAGCTGTGGGCGCTGGTGAAATCAGGTGAGCGGCCCGCATTCTCAATAGAGGGCTCAGCGGCTCGAACCGAAGTCGAATGAAGGCGACAGTCATAGTAGATGGGAAGAAGGCTAGAGACTATTTACCGCATCTAGCCCTAGCAATATTCGATCAACTCTTAACGGAGGATGAAGCAGCTACGTTACTGGCTGAGGAGATCTTCAGATCAGCAATATTCGTAGTGGAGCAAGATCATGGCTGAGAAACAGTACGTCATCACAGATTTACAGATTGACAAGATCGATCTCGTTGATGTGCCCGCCAATAGCGGCGCTCGTGTCGTGCTGTTCAAGCGGGACTCTAACAGCGGCGATCAGGATGCAGCTGAATTCCTTTGTGAGCCGCTACTCAAAGACGAGCACGAGGAGGCCCGTAGTTTTGATGAGGCTCTAGCTGAGACAGAAGCTCGGATGAAAGTCTGGGAGATCATGGACGAGGTTCATCCGCTAGTTGATGCGCTTCATTCCAGTCTTCGCTCAATCTACGAGAATGAAGCTGGCCAGCCATTGAAAGCTAAGCTCAAAGCCAGCGTCACCCAGTTTGTCAAAGAGATTAAGACACGACTATCAACGATCGGCAAATCAAGTATCACAGCCAGCGACATTGCGAAATGTCAGGCAACGCTAAAGAACAGAAAGGAGGGTAAGCCTATGCCCAAGCAAACCATTGAGGATCAATTGACTTCATTGATGGAAAAGCTCGATAAGCAAGGCACCGAGTTTCAGAAAAAGCTCGATACCCTAACGACGGAGAATGACGAGCTGCGCAAGCGGCTTGCCGGTACTCCGCCAGAACCGGACAGGACACCGCTGACAAAGGCGGATCTGGAAGCGCTGTCCGCGACTAGCCGCGAGGCTGTTGTGAAACAGGCGACGGAATTGAAGGATGCTCGTGAGCAGATCACAAAGATCAACAGTGAGCGAGCCCTTGATCGGGAGGAATCCCGGATTGAGAAGAAATGGCCGAACATCAGCGACGAACCGCGCGAGTGGGCAAAGCTGATCCTGAAATTCGATGCTGACTCCGACGAGCGCAAGCGACTTGAGAAGATGCTCGAAATCAATAACCTCAAGATCAGCGGCCTGACTACTCCTCTCGGCAGCGATGCCGGGGGTAACCAGGATGCGGATGAGGCTTATCCTCAGCTCGTGGCGAAGGCTGTTGAGATCAGGAAGAACAATGCCAAACTCTCCGAAGCTGAAGCGCTGAATCTAGCTTGCGAACAGAATCCGGGGCTGTACAAGATCTACCAGGAAGAGGAGTCATAGATATGTCTCAAGTCATCGACATTAGTGTGGATGCTGGGGAGGATCTCAGCTCCCACCAATTTCACCCGGTACGAATTAACGCCCTTGGACGACTGGAGCCCTGCATCGACGGCGAGTCAGCAGGCGGAATCCTACAGAACAAACCAGCCGCAGCCGCGAGATCTGGATCATTGCGGATCGCTGGCGAGTCGCTAGTAGTGGCCGGCGCCGCATTTACCGCAGGCGATGAACTAGCACCGAACTCCGTCAGCAGAGCGCACTTAGCAACCTCTGGTGATGAGGTGTTTGCTGTGGCACTAGCTGACGCGAGTGGCGCCGGTTCTATCGTTCGCTGCTACGTCAAGCTGCGCGGTGGACAGGCGAGCTAGGGAAAGGAGACATGAAATGGAATTCTCAGGTATTCACAGAGTCAACGCTCCCAACCCACGAGTGAAGATCGGCAAGCGTTTGACTGCTGCCGATGTACACGTTGATCGCCTCGAAACGACCCAAAGTATGGCCTACATGCAACTCGCTGAGAACTTTGTTGCGGGCCGTGCGTTTCCAAACATTCCAAGTCAGGACAGAAGTAACCTGTATGCTCTCTATACGAAATCGTTCTGGCTCAAATCACAAATGCTCCGACGTGCTCCTGGTGCTGGAAGTGCTGAACTGCATTACGGCGTGGATAACACCAACAGCTATACCTGCAATGTAATGGCTGGCCACATGCCGCTCGATGAGCAGACAGCAGCGAATGCTCAGGCTCCATACGAACCAGCGCGGGACAATCAGGAATTCATGACACAACAAGCGCTGCTTTTCAAAGAGATCGAATGGGCAGCGGCTTACTTCGCTCAGAGTATTTGGGGTACAGATGCTACCCCAGGTACGAAGTGGGATCAGTCAAGCTCAAGTCCGATTTCCGAGATGAGGACAGGGCTTCGTACTGTTCAGCAGAATACCGGCATCCGTCCGAACATCGCCATCTTCGGTCAGCAGGCATGGGACATCATCGTTGATCATGCTGATCTAGTTGGCCGGACTGATCGTGGCCAGACAACCGGGACGGCGCTTGTTACCCGCCAAACGGTTGCAGCGCTACTGGAACTGGATGAAGTCCTGGTGATGGGCTCGGTGCAGAACACAGACGATGTAGGCCAGTCAGGAACTTATGCCTTCATCGGTGATACTGATGCTGTGCTGTTGCTCCATCGACCAGCGCGTCCAGGAAGGAGGACTCCGAGTGCGGGGTACACTTACTCATGGTCCGGGCTGCTGGGGGCGAATGCTCTTGGCGGGCGGATTACGTCATGGTTTGAGCCCTCACGTAAGGCCGATATTCAGGAGATCGAATTAGCCTATACGTTCGTGGTGACGGGAGCCGATCTAGGCTACTTTATTCACACGGTGAGCACGTAGGATGCTGATCACATGGGCTAATTGCCATGATGGAGAATTTGTAGCATGTCAGGATATCTCCTACCAGGAGCTGTCAGGCAAGCGTCGAGTGCGAGTTCTCCATCCTGGCGATCGAGTGCCGAAGAAGCACTTTCCGAAGAACAATCTCTTCGGGCTCTGGAAGATGAAAAAAATCGATCCCGTATTACCGGAGACCGAAAACGATGGGGCCGCTGCGTAATAGTCGGTAGCGGCCCATCGCTCTGTAGTTTTGACTTTGAGCGGCTCAGGGGACAGGTAGTATTGGCCATCAATGACGCCGTGCTACAAGTTCCCTGGGCCGCTGCTTTGTATTCACATGATCATCGCTGGATCAGATCCCGCCTTTCACTCCTCGGTAAATTCACTGGGCGGAAATATATAGCTATCCCGAAGTGCCATGCTGATCTTTGGGATATGCCGGGAGTCGTCTACCTCAATCGATCACGAGAGCCTGGGCTCAGTGCTGATCCATCTACAGTCTGCATCGGAGGCTGTTCGGGATACGGCGCTCTGAATGTAGCTGTGCTATTGGGAGCGCAGCACATCACCCTGTATGGCTACGATCTAGTACCAGGGCGAGCATTCGCATCCGAGCATCCAGAGCAGCGGCAGATGTACAGAAGCTGGGCGCAGCTGTTCCAGACTACCTTGCCTTTTCTAGAAGATCGGTGTATAACCGTAGTGAATGCTTCGGTGGCTTCGGCTATCGATGCATTTCCGAAGATGGCAGGTTCGTAGCTGGATGCAAAGCAAACGTTGCAGGATGCCATCTTCCTCCGGATTGTTGAAGAGGTGCTTAAATGTCCGCAACCTACACCAGTCCTGATAATAGCGATTCCGATTGGGTACGATTCAAGATAGGTGACACGATCGTCACTGGTGAAGATGCTGTAGTTAGTGACGAAGAGATCGCCGCGATGCTGGTGGAGAAAGGCAATAAATGGCCAGCAGCCCATGCGATCGCTCTCTCAATTACCAGGCGATATCAGATTTTCGCTCTCAAGGCATCGAACGAAGACATGATGGAGATCGCATCCGCCTACCGGAAAACGGCTGATGAGATCCTGCGCGAGATGAGCGCTGAGGGATTCACGCCATCATTGCCATCCCGATCGATCAGTGCGAAAGATGCCACGCTAGATGATACCGACAGGATCAGCCCGCGATTCAGCCGAGGCCAGCATGTGATGACTGGTACGTCGGCATTCACCCGCGAAGACGATCTCTGATGAATTGAGGTATAATGAGAGCAAGAGTCGTCATGCTCATCGGTGGGCTGGTGTTTGCCTCTAACGTTGCCGCGTTTCAAGGTGTAGCCAGCCCGCCGCTCCCTTTCCACCTCTATTTAGCACAACATGGATGGCTACTACTCGTAGGTATAGGCATTGGAATACTCCTTGTTGGATGGGATAGGAGGCAAAGGTAATGGCACTTCATAGCGGAGGAGCCCTCCTTGGTGCAGCTGCATTCCAGCGAAAGCTCAAGGCGTGGACTAAGGACATCCGCGAAGCTGCGGCTAAAGGGGGCTTCGAATGGGCTGAACGTACAATGGCTGTCAGTAAGGACGGTGGCGAAGGCTATGGCGGCAATATTGTTCCTCGTGACACATTGAACCTAATGAACAGTGGACACGTTCAATGGAACGGGGTACCAATTAAGGGCGCGACATTTGTAATCCGACAATCTGGGAAGATAGTATTCACGCTGGCCTACGGAGGGCCTGCTGGTGCTGGCGGCACGAATACAAAGGATGTGGGTTATGCAACCTTCGTTCACGAGATCAACAAAAACTATAATCAAGGACTCGGGGGGCCTAATCCTAGGGGTACGGACTATCTACGCGGGCCGGTGAACTACATGGAGAAGAAGATTACAGAGATCATCGGGCCGCATATCAAGGATGCGCTGAAGTGAATTGGCTGAAGCAGACACGACACAGGCTACGATTTCTCTGGTTGTGGTGGCGGTGTCTTCGTGGAACTATTACAGAAGACGAGGTAGATACTGCTTTCTTGCTCGCATTAATGGAAAATGGTTGCACCTACCAAACTATAGCAGAAGAGATGGGATGCTCTTCGCTTGAAGCCTATTGGAGAATACAGAAGGCACTGAAATGAGCCTTACCGCTGACATCATCGCCTATCTCACCAGTATCGGCCAGATCGATGAGATCAACTGGAAGTCCAATATAGGGATTGATCCCATGCCCCCACGAGTCAGCTCTGCTCAACAGGTGATCGCAGTACAGGATACATCAGGCGAAGCTGCCGATACCCACACTGATGATAATCGTAATCAAGGGTTCCGTCTTCTCGTTAGGGGCAAACAGCATGACTACGAGATGATAAGAACGAAATTCTATGCTGTTCTTGATGCGCTTCAGGATCAAGCCGAAGCGATCACAGCTGATGCGAATACAACCGAGGAATTCTTATTTATCCACAGCCCAGACGGTGGCCCACTCGTCAGTAGCGATAAAGGCGATCGTATCCACATGACAACGACGTTCAGCGTCAAGCTGGCGAAGGTATGAAAACCCAGGCAAAGGAGCGTTGGTGGACTGTCCCTAGTGGCATGTGGACGGATAAAACCTGCTTTATTCTAGCAGGAGGGCCTTCTATTACTGGTATAGATACGGTTGCGATTTCGCGCCTCGGTAAGGTGATCGTCATCAATACATCATATCGGTTGTTGTACAATGCCGATATTTTGTATTTCTCGGATACCAAGTGGTGGGATGATCATCGCTCCGAGGTGAGACGTTGTTTTCTCGGCTGGCAGATCACTATGGGACACCCGAAACTGGAATGCTGCCGATCACTGAGACAGGGGACTCAGCTCGGATTATCACATGATCCGGGGACATTGTGTCACGGAGGGAACTCCGGTTACCAGGCAATCAATCTAGCATATCTATTCGGGGCTTGTAGAATCGTGCTCCTGGGCTACGACATGCGGGTAGTACCTATGACCTACCAGGATGATCAAGGGCACATCAGGGACACTAGAGGGCGATATAGTGGGCAAATCTACTGGCACTCTGGCCACGGTCGCGAAACCATAGCGAGCTATAGTAGACGGGTGAAGTACTGGATACCGATGTTCTGGTCACTAGTCCAGCCGCTTCGAAAGGCTGGGGTGGAGGTGGTGAACTGCTCGCCTGGTTCCGCGTTGCCCTGCTGGCCGATCCGGCCCCTTGATGAGATCCTAGACGAGGAGCATGCCAAGATGGCCCGAGGATCGCTGCAACGGCATCCCTTGAGCAAGAACATGGGAATCTGCGCCATATAATCCAGGAATGCCCCTAGCCCACCATAGCGTCCTCTCTCGGGCGATCTAAGGGGCGGCCAGCCCACCATTCTGTACATCTGCCGCTGAACGTTATATAATGGAGCCATATGACGTGGCAGCGGAACCGTGAGAGATCCAATATGGGGACCTCTGCTCCTGCTCTCGATCTCGGGGGAGGAGGGAAGCGGGAAGACAGAGGCCCCCCCCAAACAAAACCAGATTGGTACCGGGCTTGGACGATTACGTTTGGTGCGCTGGAGGGTATGATTATCCTCGCCATCATCGGCTGGACGCTATGGATTATTGAGGTGGCGAGATGAGCATCTCTACATTGATCCGTGAAGAGCTTTGGTTGCGGCTTGCAGAAACTACATAGGAATAAGGTAAAAATGTATAGTCAGCGCGGAGAAGATGAATATCTGAAAACGATCTTCGGTGATACCCCAGGACGGTTCCTGGATATTGGATCATTCGATGGCAAGACGAACTCAAATGTCTGGTGGACACTGGAGTATGGCTGGAGTGGCATCATGATCGAGCCAGCCGCAGTTCCATTCGCTGGCCTACTCCGTAATATTGCTAAGCTCACCCCAGAGCAGAAAGCACGATTAAAAATAATCAATTGTGCCGTTGGGTGTGAATGTGCACTTGTTCCGTTCCATCATTCGCCAGATCAAGTTTCCACGATGGACGAAGAACATTACGAGACATGGAAATCACGGGGGCAATATCAGGACTGCTTTGTCCATACGATGACAGTTGAGCAGATATTCCTTCAGTTTGGTGGAGGCTTCGACCTGATCAGTATTGACGCCGAAGGGTTGAGCGTAGACATCCTATTGCGAATGCCGTGGGAATCTGGAGCTATTCAGTCCAAGGCTATTGTAGTCGAGCATAACGGCAAGCGCGTGGTAGAGCTGGGCCAATTCATGGGGGACAAGGGATATGGCCAGGGGTGGATTGCTGGAGAGAATGCGATATATGTGAGGAGGATGTGAGAGATGGATAACCTCCCTAAAGTCTGGTATGCAATTCCATCAGCCCGGCCCAAGGGCGGTACGCTTCCGCTCTGGAGAGAGCGTGGCTACAAGATCGCCTGTCAGGTAGACTTCGGAGCTGATCCTGTCGAGGTGGCGGATATCTGCTGGCAGGAGGAATATGAAGGCTATGCGAAGACAGTGAATGCACTGGCTCAGCACATCCTCAAAGTATACCCAGAGACGATGATAGTAGTTACGGGTGGTGATGATATCGAGCCACCTGATGCTGATCCTCTAGAAGTCCAACGTGAGTTTGCCGAGGAGTTCGAAGATCTCTACGGCATCATGCAACCCACTGGTGATTACTGGATGGTAGAGAATGGCCTCTCGTGTTCAGAGCGAGTTGCCTATTCGCCATGGATGGGGCGAGCTTGGATCATGGAAGCGAATGAGGGACACGGCCCATTGTGGGAGGGATACCCACATTTCTTTGTAGACGAGGAGCTGCAGCGGGTAGCACTGAAACAAGATGTATTCTGGCAACGCAAGGAACTCACTCAAAAACATAACCATTGGCAAAGGGAACCAGGTGGCAAGCGGCCAGCACATCTCTTGAACAAGGATCGCCCTGAGTTATGGAATGAGGCAAAGTTACTGTTCGAATCTCGTGTCAGAGCTGGTTTTCCTGGAAGTGAGAGGAAACATGCCGAAATCAACACATAGCCGCAAGGGCCGGATACGCAAGAAGAAATACGTCTGTGCGCCAACTGGAAAGAAGGGGCATGTATCAACCGAGGCAGGGAGGCGCGAGAAGCAAGGGAGGTGGGCAAAGTGAACTCGATAGAGATCATTAATGCTATAGAAAGGCGACTTGATCAAATCGAGGAATCACAAGGTGATCCTGATGCCGACTGGATGCGACTAGAGCGGCAGAGAAGATTATTGATACACACCCTCACACAGTTACTGGAACTCCAATGATCAACTGGATTTATCGACTATGGCACTGGCGGCGGAGGCGAAATATACTTCGGCGATTGAGATGAAATTCAACGAGAACAATACCGTCATCGTGAATGTCGCTACTCGACACTTCGTGCGGGGGCAATTACGGCTCCAAGCCACGCTTCAGCAGGTTGGGTATAAGGGAAGCCTACTGCTATGGCGGAATAAATTTCCACCTGATTCACCATGGCACAAGGGACATCAGTGGCCGCACGGCCCTGGAATGATTCCTTATGCATTCAAGCGACATGCAATTGCAGCAGCTCGCGTACAGGGATATCGATATGTGATTTGGTGTGATGCCTCTATCGTTGCACTGAAGCCACTGGAGCCGCTGCTTGAATACATCGATGAGCACGGCTACTGGCTTGCGAATAACGGATGGAGTGTCGGACAGTGGTGCACTGATTCGGCGCTAGGCCCTCTCAGGATTAACAGGCAGCAGGCGTTTGGTATCAAGCTCTGTACAGGTGGAGCCTTCGCGCTTGATCTCAGCCACGGGCTCGGGATGACATTCCTGAATAACCTTCTCGATGTTCCGCAAGAGGCGTACTGTGGACCCTGGCGGAACGATGATGGGGAAGCCTCAGCCGATAAGCAGGTACTCGGCCACCGCCACGATCAGACAGTTATGAGCGTAGTGGCTTGGCGACTTGGAATGCCGCTAATTGACTTTCCACAATTCTTTGCCTACCTCGATGTAGCTGGCCCTATTCCAGATGATGTGATCCTGGGAGCGAAAGGAGTAAGGGAAGGATGAGAATCACTATTCATCTTTGGAGCGAAGGATGGGCTGGCGGGTGGAGTACATGTATCCGTAGGATCGGTATAGAAATCCAGAAGCAATACAGCAATTACAGATTCATCGGCTTAGAACGTTCTCGCACTAGAACTGAAGGCGATCCTTGTTATCGTCCCGACGATTCTTGTCTTGGGCCACCATGTTGGAGATTTTTAGCGAGATGACGAACATCATATGGTTGATAGTACTGGGCATGATCTCCGGCGGTGTTGGTGGTTACATGGCTTGGTTGTTTTTTAGAAGCAGGTGATCATGAAGAAACTATACATCACCTTCTCAGGTAATGCCTGGAACCCAACAACGCAGCAGATCGTTGAGCGAGCGCCCAGGTATGGAGTCGATGAGGTGCGAGTATATGATGATGCTTGGTTGATGAAGACAGAGTTCTACAAGCTGCCAGCTAATCGCTGGATCTGGGAGCACCGAGGGATTGGCAATACCGGCAAATATCCTCGTGGTTTTGGCTGGTTCTGCTGGAAGCCATTTGTGATCCTCCATGCGTTGGAGCATTTCTGTGAGCCTGGGGACGTGGTGCTCTATACGGATGCGGATACATATCCGATCGCTGATCTGTCTATCCTGTACAAGCATTGCATAAAACTAGGTGGAGCAATGGTCTTCGCTGCTAGCGGGCATGTAAATCGATGGTGGGTGAAGCATGATACTTATCGCATAGTCGGCGGCTTGGATGGGGTTGCAGTAAACGAATGGTTTAGACGGTATGCGAATGCCGACCACGGTGTCGGGCGCTTCATGCTATTCCAGAAAGGTCCTTGGCAAGTACAGCAATTTTTAATGGAGTGGCTGACGTTTTGTCTACATCGCTTAGCAACGACTTTTGAGAAATCGGTTCTCGGGGAGGAGTTACCAGATTTTCGAGAATCCCGCTCTGAGCAATCGATCTTCTCGTTGCTCTGTGCGAAATTTGAATGGAAGCTCCACCGAGAGGCTTGCCAGTTCGGTGAGGGGCACCAGGAAGATAGAGATCTGTACCCGCAGTTATTTTATCAGGATGGGCTGCGGGTTGAATACAATCCA